GCTGTAAGGCCATTTTTTGGAAGACTGAATATGTTTTTTTATGACCCAAAGTTAAAAAATGTACTACCATATTACGATAGATTTCCATTGGTATTACCTCTGGAAAGATACAATGATGGATTTTTAGGTATTAATTTACATTACCTACCGATACCATTGAGAATGAGATTATTAGATAGATTAGTAGATTTTAGTAATAATACAAAATTTGATGAATCTACAGTATTAAATGTAAATTATAATAGATTAAAGAAAGTTAATTTAATTAAACCAACGATAAAACGATATCTTGCTGGTAAAGTGAAATCAAGATTTCGTAGAATAGATGCAGATGAATTTACGATTGCAACACTACTACCAGTTCAAAGATTCTCCAAAGCTTCTGAAAGAGAGGTTTGGAAAGATTCAAGGGGTATGATTTAATGCCTAAATTATTGTCAAGAGATTTTATAGAAGGCCCAGCATTTGCAGTACTAAATGAATTTTTAGGATTATTTCGTAGTGATGATGGAATTGCAAGACCAAATCGTTATGAAGTTATATTATACGCACCAACATCAAATGCAACTGGTGGTAGGACAAGTTTATCTGATGCTTATGCACAAATTTTAACAGAAAGAAAAGGTGAGGGAGTTGATAGAAAAACTTCTCTTAGATGTCAAAGTATATCTTTTCCTGGCCGTAACCTTGATACAACACCAGACACAAATATCTATGGGCCAACAAGAGAAATTGTAAATGGATTTTCTTTTGGTGAAATAACTGCAAATTTTTTATGTTCTAGTGATTTAAAAGAAAAAGAGTTTTTTGAACTCTGGCAAGGTCACGCATTTAGTCCAGAAACTTGGGCTCTAAAATATTATGATGATTATGTTGGTGGAATGGATATATACCAACTAGATGAAAAAGATGTTAGACGATACGGAGTTAAATTATTTGAAGTTTTTCCAAAAACAATTTCTGCACAAGGATTGTCATATGGAACTACCAATACAGCAACAACAATAGATATTGGTTTTTCATTTAGATGGTGGAAAAATTTGAAAAATGACCCTTCCATAGGCCAAGGAAGGTCAATAACTGATAAGTTATATGAAATAGCAATAAACACAGTGGAAAGAAAAATACAATCTCAAATTCCAAAAGTGTTTAGTAGATTATAAAAAGGATGAAAAATTATGGCTTTACCAAAACTGAATACACCAACATATGAGTTGGATTTGCCTTCGACAGGTGAAAAAATTAAATATAGACCATTTCTAGTAAAAGAACAGAAATTACTTTTACTAGCACAAGAAAGTAATGATCAAAAACAAGTGATGGAATCTATACAAAAACTTGTGAGTTCTTGTACATTTGGAAAAGTAGATGCAATTGCATCACCTCTTTTTGATGTTGAGTATGTATTTTTAAAACTTAGAGCTGCATCTGTTGGTTCAAAAATAACATTAAATATAAAATGTCCAGATGATGAAAAAACTGAAGTTAAAACAGAAATTGACATAGATGAAATTGATTGTCAAATGACAGAAGACCATAGTAATGTAATTCAAATTACAGATAAAGTTAAAATGGTTATGAGTTATCCAAAATTAATGGATTTTCTAAATGTAAAAGATTTATCTGGTGCAGATGCATTTAAAATTATGTCAAGTTGTATTTCAGAAATACATGATGGTGATATAATTCATAATAGAGTAGATATTAAAAACAAAGAATTAGATGAATTTGTTGACCAATTAGATACTAAACAACTTGAAACTTTAATGGGCTTTTTTGAAACAATGCCAAAAATTCGTCATGCAGTTGAAGTGACTAATCCAAATACAAATGTTAAAAAAGAAAATGAAAGAGTAGAAAAGGAAAATCAGCGTGCCAAAAGACAAACTAGAAACAAATAAATATCAAAAATGGGTAGATTTAGCACACGCAGTTGATCAGTGGAGAATCTTTCCAAGAATTTTTATCACAACATACATTTACCTGTTATATAAAGTTGTAACATGGTATATGGCTTTACCTAATCCAACTATGGAACAAAGTGGACTCGTATCTATCGTTGTAGGTGCTGGGGCTGCATGGTTTGGATTATACACAGGTTCAAGTAAAAAGGGTAAGTAGATGGCTGAAGATAATAACAATAAAGACTTTAAAGAATTATTAAATGAACAAAGGTTAACTAATAAACTTTTGTCAGAACAAATGACAGACGACCAAAAAAGACAGAATAAATTTTTAATTGATTCTCTTAAAGCTAATGCAGCTGAAATTATCAATGCAAGGTTGTTATCAACTAAAAGAGAAAAGTTTGATAAAACCGAAAGAATGACTGAAACTGATGATGAAATTAGAGAACACTCCAAGAAACAAGAAAAGGTTGGAAAAAAATCACTTGCCTTACTTGCTGCTATAAAGACGCTTCAAATAGGTGGTATGGCTAGAGCAAAAGGAGCAAAACTTTTAGAAGATTTGAGAGCAAAAGAACGATTTAAAGAATCTTTTGCTTGGAGTAAAAGAAATGCAAAGGCATTATTAAAAGGAATACTAGACCTTCCTTCTAAAATGTGGAGAGGTTTTAAAAATTTAATGAGTAAGGGTATGGGCCCATTTACAATTGGAAGGTTATTGGGTTTAGCTGTATTATGGAAATTAATTAAATTTTTAAACAGTCCAGACTGGGATAAATTTAAAAACGAAAAATTTATGCCATTTTTATCAAGAACCGCCGAAGCTCTTTTTGATAAAGAAAAAGGTATATTTGCTAAATTAGATAAAGCACTATGGGGTGATGATAAAGGTGGGTTAGGTTTTTTTGGACACCTTGAAGCAATTCTTACAGGATTTACAAGTGAAGATTCAAGTGGGTGGAAAGCATTAGGAAATGCTTTTAGAGCATTTAAAAAGTATTGGTTTGGTGGAAGTGGAGATGAAAAATCAAAAACCTATGGAAAAGATGGTGAAGAT